CGTAGTGAATTATGTGAAATTACAAAAACACTTGTATTCTAGAATAGATATGCTATAATTAGGGTACAAATAAGGAGGGTCAAGGAAATGACTAGAAAACAACTGAGAAAAATTTTAGACAAGATGACAAGGATTTCAATTACTGGTTGCGATACGCTTAGAGAATGTAGCAGTTTTAATGAGTTGGATTTGGTGCAAGCTAATTTTTGCGGAAGGTTTGAAATGATTTTTGATATGTGCTATGTTTTGTTTGATTTAGTCGGTGATAAAATGGTTATATTTGAAAAAGTGTCACAATGTAAAGAAATGTTGTATTTTGTTTATGATGAGTGTTTTTGTAAATTGCAACAAGAGTTATTATATAGTGGGAGGTAACAATTAATATGTATGAAGTTTATGGATCTATCACTAAAAAGAGTTTATTAGATAAAGCTAATCTTGTTAAAGAGAGATTTAATAATGCTAACTTTAAATCTAAATCAACCAATTCAATTCAACATATTAATAAGGTTGAAGTTATTGAACATGGTATGGTTGTTTATTTTTGGTGTAGTCACATGAATAATTTCGTTGTAAGTAATGGAACGAAAAAACAAACATATAAACGTTTAAGCGAGTTGTTAACGCATATTTGCTTTGAGGAAAATGAAGATCATATTGATATCTCAGATTTTATCGTAAAAAGGTAACTAGCATGACAAACGTATTAATATGATAAATGATGGAAAGGATATATTTATTTATGAAAAAATTTGACTATGAACATATGATTAATAAATCATATGATGAAACTTTAGAAGATATTATAGGTTTACATGAGTATGGTAATATATTAAAATGTTTGGATTGTTATATTGTTGATTCTATAGAAATTTTAGAAAAAATTTACAGTGATAAAGATATTCAATTTACTGACTATATAGATCTTAGTGAACAGCTTAGCAAGCTGATCAAAGAAATGTTTAGAATCGTTATGAGGTGATAACATGGAAAGTTGTTTCGGTAAAGTCGTATTTTTACTTTATGATGGTGTAATGGTTTGCAAATATGAAATTTTATGTAATGATGATGATACTTGTAATATTGTCATAAATTTGTATCATCCTTTTAATAGACATAGAGCTATATTAGAAGATATTAAAATAAACAATGTGGACCATGCTGTGTTAGATTATATGAACCTTCAAGCTTATTTTGGTACAGAAGATTGCAATAAAATGTTTGCATTTGAAATTGTAAGCTATTTTACAAAACAAATTAACAAGGAGGTAAAATAATGTTATTGGTAGGTGATAAAATGAACACACATATTAAAATTGAACTAGAATTTTATTTTACATTTGACGGTTTAACTATCGCGCATTCTACAGACTATAAAATAATATGGGATGTATATATTAAGTATTATAATAAATATGGTTCAAAACATGAGTATTATTTATATACTGTCAATAAACATGATCTTAAAGATTTTATTAAAATAAAAGAGTGATATCAATTATCACTCTTTTAATATTTACTGAGTATGTAACTTAATAATCTTTTCGTTTCCTGGTTGTTATAATAAACGCACCCATCACGATATGATCGTATTAACATGTTTAATCTTTGATCTTTACGCCATAACTTAGCTATCATCATATTCTCACGGTTATTACTGCCAATGGAATAACAATATCCATATTCTTTATTAATCTGTTGGTTGATATACACATAACCTGTGTTCATATCTAACCAAACACCATAATAGATATCATCATAGTATAATGTACATAAATAATCACAAACATTTGTTTTCTTTTTTATAAAGTCGTTTGTATCATAAGCAAACTTACCAGCGTTATACTCTCCGTACGTAGTCCCGGAAATTAATTTATGAAATTTCGACTTTTCTTGATTTCCTTTTTTATATTCATTTTGACAAATTTGTACAACAATTTGCTCGACGGATTCATTACCTTTAAATGTATTAAATTCTTTGTTGGGGTCGGGTGTAACGCCAAAATAACTAAAGTATGGGTTAACGATACTAGCGTTGTTTGCTAATAGATACACATGTCCTTCTCGTTGTCTAAATATAGAGTCAATGATATTTAATAAGATCTCAACTTCATTTGGAATGTACGCGTTAAATCCTGCCTTTTCCGGTATAAACTCATCAACAATAATTGTATCAATATCTACATAACTTGTTGATTTTAAACTTGCAAACGCTGTTAAAGAGGTAGCATATCCCATTTCACAGCCATTTATATAAAATGTGGTAAAGTTGCTACCACCTGTAATTTTAAATTCATCATCTTTGAAGTTTTCAAACTGATCATTTAAAAATGTTTTTATTTTCTTTAGGTCAGTTTTATATCGTCTTAAATAAAGAAATTGTTTTCCTTTTTTCTTGTATCGACTGATACAGTCTTTTTTAAATCCATAAGTTTTGCCAATGCCACGACCGCCAATGATGAAATTTAGGAATTTATTATATGACTTTATGTTGGTAGGGCTGTACCAGTCAATTGACTTTGTCACTTGAATACTCCATAAGGTAAGTAATTAATACCTTTTGAGTTTAACTCACCGCCAGCCATCCAGCGACGTTTACCACTGCTACCAATCCAACTAATCCATACATATCCATCACGTTTAACATATCCATCATATCGTACACTCATACCTCTTGTATAATATAAACCTGTGTCATTACCTTTTTGACTTGGTGCCTCTCTGATTTTAATTGTGCAATTTGGGTAGAATGTTCCATATTCTTTAATAAAATCACTTGGAATTTCATTTAATACCTTCTCACTTTTTTCATCAGTTAAAATCATAGCTTTAGGCATGAAAGCGGTATCAAATGTTGCTGAATATGGAAGTGTGACAATATTAACCAACCCATGTTTATCTCCTTGGTTAGCACCTAAAAATCGACCGTATACACCGTTTATGTCACTATCGAAAATAGCGACGTGACTCAAAGGTGTAATATTTGGGACTTCTTTAAATACAACAATTGCACCAGGTTGTAGCTCTGTAATTTCAACACAATTGTATGTCATTCCATTTGTTTGTCGGTTTAACCAAATATCCTTAACATATCCGCTAGATGTACAACTAGCGCCTTTAAATCCATTCTTTTCGCACCAGTCAAAATATAAGTCCCAACATTGAGAACCGTAAGCACCATCACGATCTACACATGTACCTAATACTTTTCTCCTAAAATCATAATATTTATTTACATTAATATTCATATTTTACCTCCTAGAATATATTAAAAAATAAACCATATTCTTGTAATTCCGCGTATAACTCATTTTCAATTGTAATAACTGCACGTCGTGAACCTTGTAATACTTCCGCTAATGTTTGGATACCGATATTACCTTTACGCTTAAAACTATACTCTTCGTGACCTGTTGTATCATTCGCGCTTTTTGGTTTTGTAATTGTCTTAGCGATGTTATTAACATAGTCATTTGTTTCAATGTCAATACGACCTTCCGGAGTTACAGATTGTAAAGCGATACTCGTATCTTCTCCACTTGCTTGTGTGTTTCCTCGACTATCACGTGTGTAAGTTTCCGTGTAGTTCGTGTTTGCTGTTGGATCGTCCTGATCTTGGAATGGAATAGTTTTAAATAGCGTATAATATCTATCCATATTGATTTCAAACCAGTGTTGTAATTCAAATTTCCAATATGCATAGGTTTCTTGTCCGATCTCATCAAACCAAAAATGTTTTAGTATTCCCGTTTCTAGTGCTTTACGCCTTTCGGGATCGTCATAAAACGCATAATTAAAATCAAAAATCTTTTTTCTTGCGATCTCTAAAACTTCCATGTCGCTTAATTCATATTGAGCATCAATTAACTCTGTGAATGCTAAATTGTGACATACACCGCATATTGTTTCTGTGTTTTCTGCTAAAACCGGACTTTGTAAAGTCAACAAATAATTAGGTACTTTTAATTTTTTAAACATATTAATCACCTTCTTTTTTAATTGTTAGATCTTCTTTAAAATCTGAAAGGCTTGTATCACCATCTAATTCAATCAATTTTAAGATGTCCTCAAAGTCCTCATATGGTGCGAACTCTACACTTGCGTTTAAATTAAATTTCTTGTTCAATTCTTCAATTGCTTTTTTACGCTCACTAAGCCAAATATTACGAGATGCAATAACTTGTTGATTGTTGGCATTGACCTCATCCGAAACTAATCTTTCTTTTTTGTCCATGTTGGCATTTTCAATGCCCAATAGAGTCATACACTCACGTAAAATCGCTTGTTTCATGCCGTGTAACTCATCCGCAATAAAAGGTGCATTTGTCTGTAACACATTAACATCTTCCATTCTAAATCCTTTTGAAGTAAATATCGTTTGAACTCCTTGTAAGATTTTTTTCATAAACACTTTGAACTGCTGTAACATACGTTTATCGCCTGTAATGATGTACGGTGTCCATTGCATGGTCAAATTTTGGTCCATCGTTCTACTTGTTAGGGCTAGTTTTTTAGCAAAAAAGTTTAAGTATGGGAAAATACCCACATATAAAGGACTGTTTTTCATAACAACACACTCCTCACTTGATAAATTCTTTTTCACAAGTTGACTAGTTGACACAGTATGGTATTCGGTTGGCATTTGGTAGTGGTTGAGCTTACCGCCTAATGTGATTTCACTACAAATCAAGCCTAATCTTTCATCGTCATAAAAACCAATATAACCACGTGTTTGTAAAACATATTCTAAATAGAATGTGTTAATGGATTCTGGTAAACCTTTATATTTAAACATGTTTAAGCTCAACATCTGTAAATATGTGTAATATATAAAATCAGCCTCTCCATTGTTCATAGTAGCAATATCAACCGCGTTACGACAATAATCTGTAAACGAACTCGTATCATTCAATAAATCCATTTTTAATCATCTCCTTTTAATTATATGTTAAATAAAAAAGGTTGAACCGTCAACCTTTTATATTAATGTACTTTCTTTTCTATATAATTCCCGTATTTATCACACTGTTTATACGAGTATCTCTCACCATTGTTTTGAGAATAGTCACCAACATTCTTGTTGTGCCATAAAGTAATACCATTATCAAATACACGTTTGATTTTTTCCAGGTCGTTAGGGTCGATATTCGTACCTTTAATATTACATTTAACCGTTTGAATGTAGTTCCATGATATTTTAGATCGTAAGTTAGGATAGTCAATTGTATTAGTGGCATAACCTCGCATGTTCCATATTTTCTCAAGTTTCTGTTTATATTCGTCTGTTGGCCTATAAACATATAATACGAATGTGTTTAAATCTAGTGCTATTTGTCGCATTAGATCATTAGAACCGGTCACAACACTGTCAGCGGTAGCCTGTGCGTCGTGAATACGCGCGTTGTAGCTATCCATAGCATTTTGAATATTCGTTTGATTTTGATAGCGTGTTGTTAGCTGTCTTAATTGATTTCCGATTTCGGTTGATTGACTACTAGCACTAGCCTGTGCATTTGCGTTTGCAAGTGCATTTGCGTTTTGTAAATTAGTTTGTTTCGTATTGATTTGGTTTTGCATGGCTGTTTGTCCAATACCTAAACCAGCTCCAACTAAGCTACCAACACCACCACCAATATTACCGGTTAACGCACTGGCGATACCACTACTTAAACCACCTATAGCACCTATACTGGCATTTATCATATTTGATTTGTTCTGTAAATCGTTCAAATTACTAGCTAAATTTGTGTTACGTGCGGTAACACTTAAATTTAAGTTATTTTGTAGGCTTGTTTGTGCACTTAGTGCATTACCTGTAGCGCTAGCTATAGCTGAATTTGTTTCATTTGATCTTCTAATATTAGATAATCCAACATTCATAGAATTACGCGATGATTGTAGCATTAATGCGGTCGTATCATTAATAATAGGTAAGCTTGTCTCATATTGTGATTCAAACGAATTATCTAAATTAATTAAATTTGAATATAAATCATCTGACTTGTTAACCTTATAATTTAATGGCATTATATTTATCTTTGAACTGTTTGGCGATCCAACACAGATAAATTGTGCGTTTTTCATGTCTTGCCATAACTCGTTTTTAAAAGTTTTTGTCGTTCCGTTATTATCACTAATTAATAAATAACTGTATGGATACATATATAATTTTGTAAATTGAGTAAACCCAATGAAAGCTGGTATATTATATACAAGTGATTTTGGGAAGGCGCTTAAATCATTTTCAAGCATTGAGTTCATAGGTTTAGCTTTATATGTTAATATTTGATAATCACCTTGTTGCTCTCCGCTAAAGCAATCTCGTTTAATTACGACTTGTCCACTTTCAATAACTAAACCGGGTATCGAATTGGTTACCACTATAGAAACACATTTACCTACTAATTTCTCATTTTTTCGTATAGCGTCTAATATTTTTGAAAGTCCGCTGATTGTCACAGTTTCACCGCTTGCACTGCCAATTTTTAATGTAGTTATATCTGTTCCATCGTCCCGATTAAAAGGTAATATATAATAATTAATTTGGGACGGTGTACCTAATTGTGGATATGTAAAACTATCTTTTCCGGACATGTCGCAAGTCATACCGATAACAGCGTAACTAGTATTTATATTGAAATCTAGTAAATATTGCTCATCACTAATTAAATCCGTTCCAATCTCTATATTCTCCGGCTGTGTGTTAATACAAGGTCGATATACACCATCGCCGGTATCATAATATTGTGGTCTATGCTCATATGCAATATATGATTCCATAAAATTTTCTTCAATTTCAAACCGCCATGTTTGTATTACATCTGTTTCAAAACTAATACTAGTGGCATTGTCATTCAAGTAACCTAAACTTGTAATAAAACAGTAAATCCATTTCGATTTATTACCTGTAGACCCATTTTGATAAATCAAATAATTGTATAAACGTAGATCATCATAAACACCGGGAACAACTACCGTACCATCTTTTCTTTGATATGTGTAATTTTCAAAAACAATATGATCATAGTTTTCAATGAAAAAATTAAATTGTTTTTCGGGTGTATCGAATGCACCCCAAAAAGTATTATTCATTGCGTCAATTTCTAAACCCTTCAATAGATAAATTTTACTTTGCGGAGTGAATTGACTATTTACGACTCCTATACTCATTTTAAATCATCTCCTTTTATTTATCTTATTAAAAAATAGTTGAATGTTCAACTATTTTATTTGTCTTTTATGTAGTCATATATCTCGCGTGCTTTAGTCCCGCGTTGTGGTTGGTTCGGGTCGGCTGGTCTTTCATAGTTGGCTAGAAATTCTATCGCTAGTGTATAAGGGTCGGCGGTTGATTTTGAAAAGCTCGCGAAACTTTCGGGATAAGCTGCTGTAGCAATCCATTGTTGATTATTTTCCATTTCCCATTGAATTCGCTCACATTCTCCTTGACCAAACTTAGAAACATCCGGGTAATATCCTTTTTCTTTTAGCCAGTCAATTATTTTTGTCCAAGGTGTCCATTGTACTAATCCGTAACCTCTAGACGCAACCGGTTGTGCAAAAGGTACATCACCTTCCCAACGGTTAGGGTTAACAGTACTTTCATAATATGAATTACCTAAAATCCCAGATACAGCGTTTGCCGTCCAACCTTTAGCCTTGAAAAATTGCCAAAATGCTAACCAATTCTGTTTGGACTCATCTTCTGTAAGTGGTCTTGTATTATTAATGTCACCGGGTATAAACCATTTACTTGTTGGTGCTGGCAGTTCGGGTTGGATCTCTTCTTTTGTTTTATAAAATCCAAAATCAATTCCTAAACCATCCATTAATACATAATGTTTTATATATTTGTAACTTGGTTCGGGTGCTGGAACATCACCACCATCAAATGTTTTCCATTGTTGGCCATATCCATTGACGATATTTGTATCATTCACATAAAAAACATTATTCGGTAATTCTGAGCCACTTAGCGCATAACATTCATTTCCATAACTACATACAATGCCATAACTAACTAGACCAGCATTTATCGTAAAAGACTGGTCGATGTGACAGTGGTCACCAGTAGCCATCCCAGCTGTACCCGTATGATAAATTAGATCACCTTGTTTATATTGTGTTGCGGTTGGTGGGTTGGGGTCATGTGTAAAACTTACAGTCACATTTTTTAAACCGCTTGGAGTCCATACCTCATTATCACTTTGATAGGCGCGAGTATTTCCGGATGAGTACGTGTGCACTAAATGGCAACTAAATGGGGCGTATACGGGTACACTTACCTGCCCACTAATTGCATTATCGAATGGATGTCCACAACAGTGACTATACGATGATGGACTTGACCATTGCGTGATATTCATTGTTTCCATAGGAAAAAGGCAAACTTCGTGACCATCCTTTTCTAATTTTTGACCGGCTTTCATAAATTCAATTCCTCTTCTAATATTGTTAATTCTTTTAGTTTATCTTTACAAATGTTATATCGCTCATAATCTACATCTTTTAAAATGTGCATTGCTTGCATATAAAATTCAATGTAGAAATAAACAGATAACCCTTCCGGTAAGTTATATGGAATATCTTCCGGTTTTTTCATCTTATATATACTTGATAATTCACATTCTTTTTTATTCATAATTAATACCTCCTACTATATAATAAAATAAAACTAGCTTATGAGCTAGTTTTTTCTAAAATAATGGAAATGCACGCGTCAACGTAGCAATGTCCTGCAATAGGTGCGTCTGTTTTAAGCTTAGCGAAATATGGTAAATATTTCAATGCTAATTCGGTTATCACAATTTGTGGGTCATTTTTTGTAGTTGTGACTGTTACATTATCATCTAGCATTAAATAAACATAATCTATTAATTCACCTGTACTTTTGTTTTTTAATTTACATGTGTTATTACTTAATAATGATCTCTTAACTGTATAACCTTCTAAGTCTAAATGTCCAACAAAAATGTGGTTTGTATAATAAGGCGCATTTGGTAAATATTCAAAATCATATTTAAAATAATAATCTAATTTTTTAACATTTTTATCTTTGCTTTCTGTCAAAACATAATAGTCAGGTGTTTTGTCTTTAATAAGTGAAATATTATTTTCAACGGTTGGTGTTTCTTGAGTCCAAGGGAAAATATTTTCGCTCTCAGGACTGTATTTCTGTTGAATTTCAACTAAATTAACTTTACCTCTACCGCTGTTGATAATAGGTTTTGTTTCCATAATATTGTTTTCAAGCCATAAACTACATTCATTTTTTGCATTAAAAATTGAATTCACTTTTAATGTTGAATGTTTAATATTAACAGTTGGGAGTACCGTGTTATTTGTGCTATGTACATTAACTAAATATTTATTATTGTTTGAAATATCACAATTATTAAATGTTATTTGTTGTTTCTCCACACTACTTATATTCGGTAGAATAAATGTGTTTGCATTATCATTATTATTAATATAACAATTATTAAATTCAAAATTATCAAGTGAACCGAATAATTCTATTATTCCACCCGGTTCAAATTTTGAGAAAGTGCAATTATTAAATATAAATCCACCACCAATATATCCACTAATAATACTAGTTCTTTGGTTATAGTCATCATCATAATAAAATACTGTTTTATTAATACTATAAACTACACCATTAAATTGATTAGTGACATTAATAAGTTGCGTATTCTGTAAATTACATTCATCTAATAATAAATGTTCTAGTGTGCTAACTCCGGGCGAAATATTATTGAATAAATAATTAATACCAGCAAAATTACAACACTTAAATTGAGATGAAAAAAAGTTTTCAGTTAGTGGTAAATCACTTATTACATCACGAATAAATGTGATATTACTAAACACACATTTACTTATTTGTTTTGTAAACGTGTTATCACCTAATAAAATCATAGCATTAATACCTATTATATTTGTTTTACGGATATCCGTTAAAGTATTAGTAATTAAATATCTTTTATTGCTCAATAAAATATATTTATGATTTTCGTTTGCGGTTGCGAAACATTCTGTAAAAGCTGAACTATCATCCGTAAAGCCATCCCCTACAGCCCCGAAATTTTCGGGTAATAAGAAAGGAAAACTATCATTTTTTGTGACTTCCTGCCATAATGTACTTTTAAATGTGTTTAAATTTGTATTAACTAAATTAGTAACAGTTTCTGTTAATGTTGGTTGTAGTTCGGTCCATTTTTCATCAAACTTTGTGTTCGTTGTGTTTTGTGATAATTCAATCACTTGAGGACGTAACTCTTCCCATTTTTCATTGAATGTCGTTGTAGTTTGTGTTTTAGCTAAATTGTTAACCGTTTCTGTTAATGTTGGTTGTAAATCTTCCCATTTTTCATCAAATTTATTACTTGTTGTAGTTTGTGCTAACTCAATTAATTGAGGTCGCAACTCTTCCCATTTTTCATCAAATTTATTACTTGTTGTAGTTTGTGACAGCTCAATTACTTGAGGTCGTAACTCTTCCCATGATCTATTAAATTGCTCAATTGTTGTGTCCGTAGATAATTGTATGATCGTAGGTCTTAATTTTTCCCATTCCTCATTGAATTTATTTGTTGTTGTTTCCTCAACTAGTGTAATAACTTGTGGTTTTAAAATATCCCATTGTTTTTTAAATTCGGCGTCTGTTGTATCCTGTGCCAATTTAATAACAACTGGTTTTAATTCTTCCCATGCGTTATTAAATGTTTCAAGTGTTAAATTTGTAACAAGCTTAATAACTTGAGGTTTTAAGATTGACCATTTATAGTCAAATTCCTCATCTGTCCATTCTTTAGTAGCTTGTTCTAATAATGGTACTACTGTATTCCATGCCTCAATTGTTTCATTCATAGCGGTTACTAATGTATAAACATATCCTTGTAAATAGTTTAAACATTGGTATACATTCATACCCGTATTGAATGCACTCACATACTGCTGAGCTAAATTTTTACCACTTAACTTTATAGGCTCAAACTCCGGTAAAAAATTATTGATCTCAAATTCTTCATGTAATTCTGAACCAGAAATACTTTCGCTTTCACTCGTAGATGTTTCACTTGAATTTAAAATATTTTGTTTTATTTCATCAAAATTCATACTATTCACCCTCTTTATATCCAATTAGTGCTTTTAGTTTGTCCGGTAAGATGTCACTATTGATTTTAGAAATATTTTCACAAATACTTACAATTTCCGTTGTAATTGCATAGACGCAAATAATAGGTAGCAGCTTATCACCAAATGGAATTGGTAAATATAATTTAGCATATCCAATTGCCATACCTAACACATAACAGAACACAAATCCAACTTTTTTAAATAGTCCATCTCTCAGTTTACTAGATTTTATTTGCTCACCATCTCTAATTGCTCCAACAATTCCAGTAATAAGATCCAAGCCATTAAAAACCAATGCCACTAAAATAATTTTCATTTTTAATCACCTCTTTCATTTTCTATAATATTAAAAAATAGTTGAACATTCAACTATTTTTTAATTTCCTATTTTTCCTTGTCCTAACCATTTTCCATTTTTACGAATTCGACTTGTACCTTGGTTTTCTTTTCCTACTTTATCATAACTATATTTTGTGATGTCCTTCCATGAGTTAGATTTTCGTATTTTTAAAAATCCACTGTCTGTATTTAATGATTTTAACACGCCACTTTTACGAATACCCCAAGGTCTAAAATCCGGTATAACTTGCTGAATGCTGTAAATATTTGAGTGAGGAAAAGTAACATCATCACCTTGTAGTTCAATTTTAACATGTGTTGTATCATTTGATAATTGAATAAATTTACTCCATTGACTCGCTCTTGCCGTTCCCTCCCAGCCTTGACGATAATTTAAAGGCATTTGACCCGTATGTGTAAATATTTTTTCTCTTAATAATTGTGTCCATGAGCCTTGATTGTCTGTTGACTTAGATACAATAATAAAATAATTATACGGTGTAGAAGTATCACCAACATAATAACCATCAGCTACATACTGCTGGGCGTCTGTAATTGCATAACCGACTAAATCTAAAATAAACGTTACCCCATAATTTCCATTATCTGTAAAGTTAATACCTTTACCGTATCCGGACGCGTGTGCTACTGCTAATGGTGCTCCAAACGGTCCGGTATTATCCGGTGACCCGCCTAAAACAACATTCGCATATGGTCCGGTGTTGTCATATGCACCATAGAAATATTGCCATGCCATTATACACCACCAGCCAAATCATTCTCAGTGCTTCCGCTATTTGTACGGATGTATGAACCGCCATCAACACTTCCACCAAAGATATTAATATTACCGGTTGCGATGTTTCTACCGTCTGTCATATGTCCATCGAAAATCGTAGCACCCGTTTGTGTCCAAGCTCCGCTGTTCTTCAAGTTTGTTAACAAGATAGATAAATCGTCGTACATTTTACCGATTTTAGAATCTTGATTATCAATATATTGATTGATCGTATTATTCACATATTGCGTTAACTCTGGTTTTAATTCTTCCCATGACTGGTTGAATTGATTGATTGTCGTTTGTTTCGTCAACTCAATCACTTGTGGTCTTAATTCTTCCCATGACTCATTGAATTGATTGATTGTTGTTTGTTTCGTCAACTCAATCACTTGAGGTCTTAATTCTTCCCATGAATCATTGAATTGATTGATTGTTGTCTGTTTCGTTAATTCAATTACTTGAGGTTTCAACTCCGCCCAATGTTTATCGAATTCACTTTTAGACAACTCAATACAATATTTAATCATTTCCTCGATGTTTTTATTCCATTTTTTGACAACATCGTTAACAGCTTTTACAAGCCAACCAATATGACCTTGTAAATAATTTAAACATTGGTAAATATTCATACCCGTATTAAATTCACTTACATAGTTTTGAGCTAAATTTTTACCGATTAACTTTACCTCGTCAAATTTCGGTAAAAAATTATCAATATCTATTTTGATTTCTTGGTTTTGCTCAAATTGTTCTTTAATTGTTTGACTTGCTGCTTGTTTCTTTTTAATTTTTCTTAACATGATCTCACCACCTTCAAATACATACTAATACAAAATAAATAAAAATAAAAGAAAAAAGAGTTAAATTAATAACTCTTTTTCCTAAGTTGCAATTCACTTAAATTATAGAAAGGAGGGCTGCCATGTCCTACTCATGACACTGATATTATAACATAACTATACGTTATATACAACCTTAATGTTACATGTAACACTTGAATTTGTATCTTTAATTGTTACAGTTGCTAAACCTTCCGCTTCAATTGCATCTAAACCTTCAATCTTAACGTGTTTCAAATCGCTTTCGATTGTAGCTTTAACTTTATCCTCAACACTAGATGTAGCTGTTAAATTATACTTAGCATTTAAACCGCTTGTTTGAACTGTAAACGGCACTGTGATAGCCGTACCTTTACGAACTTCTACAACTTGCGGATTTGAGTAAATCGCTGTAACTTTTTCTTCAACTTCACCAGATACAAAAGCAATTGCGTTTGCAAAACGACTTGTTGCAATACCTTCCCAGTGGTGTAAGAAGTAGTTCCAATATAATCCCTTAGCATTATAAGCAACACCTACACTGTATTTTTGGTCAAACACACGATAAATTTCTGAATCACACACAATAGCCTCAATACTACCTTGCTCCGTGCTTGGTAAAGTCGGCAATACTAATACATGAGTTTTGAATTGAGCGAATTCCAATTGGAAAGTTTGAGCTAACCAATCAATGTTTAAGTAGCTATTTGTTTTACCATTTAGAATAACGTAAACATCATCGTATTCGTTCTGCTTGGTAACTGCCATAGCGTTATATTCGTTTGTTGGCTCAGTTAAATAAGATACGTATTCTGTAATTTTACGGGCTAATTCTTTAGCAGTTTCCGTATCTGTTACAGCGCTTGTGTTTACGATCTTCATATGTCCGTTTTCGTAATGTGTAACTAAAGCGGATTTCATATAATTATAATCGTCTTTGTTGTCACCATTATACATAGAGTCAACAATACGAGCGATCAAACTATTTACACCGTCCCATGTAACAAAATACTTTCTTAAATCATCATCCGTGATAGTTGCTGGATAATATGACTTTCTGTTTACTACGTAGAAAGCTGTTTTAATATCCGGTAAACTTCTTTTAAATAAAGTGTTCTCAGCGTCCGCTTGATTGTATTCGTGCTCCTTAGCGCATTCAACAAAATACTCTTCCATAGTATAACCAAGTGGCATATTTTCCATTTTAAATGGTGCTAACTTGTTCGTTAAAATATTTCGGTGTGCAATCACTTTACCAATGCGCGTTGCTAAATTCATAAATTCAACTCCTAAAGTGTCCGGATAATCTAATAACCCGTTCATGAACTCCAAAGAGCTTGTTTCGTTTGGGTCTCCGATTGTACTTCTAAAGTTACTTGAACTCATGGCATACATCGCACTAGCGACTTCTTGCCCAGTTGGTTCGTGGTCCATTCCTAAATCATTCTGTAACGTTTTAGTCACATCTTTTGCTGTTGTTTTTGACATCTAAATCACCTCTTTCATTAAATACCTAATTTTCTTAAATCCATTGGCGCCTCATGTTTTGGTTTTTCTCCTCCCGATTTTTCGACACCAATTTGCATAAATAGTTTAGAGTTTGCTTCTGTTAAAGAAGTATTCTTTTCAACTAGTTTCGTGTTCTCGGCTTTCAAATTGTCTAACTCGGTAAAAGTTTTCTCAACTTCCGCTCGCATGTCATTCAACATAGTTGATCGTTCCGCTTGATCTTCAACCGTTAACACTTCCGTAAATTTGTTTCTCAATTCATCACGTTCCATATTTTACACATCCCTTCTATTTATTAATATATGATATTAATATTGTAAAGTCAATATAAAATAAAACCCTCTTTTATGAGGGTTTCATGATAATAAGTTGTAAAGTTTAAAGTGTTACCAGCTAGATTACTATTCCTAAATATGTTATCAGCACGTTTCACCGCGAGTAATTCTGATATACATGTCTGATTTCTGTTCTTTATTCCTTACGTAAATATAATAACAGATTATTTTCTTTTTTCCAAATCTTCTTTAATTTTATTTTTTACATAAAAACTAAAATTCTTATGTTTCAACAAATTATCAATAAAATTAACAACTTCAGTTTCATTTTTATTGACGCAAACACAATATTTATTAACATGATCTCGATACCATTTATTTCTTTTTTCTTTCGAGTTTTCACTCAACATCTTCATCACATCCTTTATCATCTTCTTTTTCATACTGCCATACTAACGGCATGCCTAATATATAGGTGTGTACAAAATCACTCGTTTCATGGTTTACAATACTCCAGCCTTCTTTTAAATATCCATTTAGTGATTCAATATCTTTTCGATATGCGGTATAATCATAATCTTTTATACTTCTTACAACCACCACTTTATTTTTTAGTGGCGGATTTCCGAACATGATTTCGTTAAATTCTTTTAGAGTTTTATCACATTTTTTAAAAATTACATTGTCATGATGATAAACTTCATAACTTAATCTATCAAGTTCTTTATTCAAATATTTATAATTATCAACCAATGACTTATATTTACAATATATAATCAAACAAAAAACTGCTAACACAATAATACTCATTAATAACATTAAAAACATAAAATCCATTTTTCTACTCCTTTATAATACAAATAATCATTAATGCCATTCCTATAATATACACAACAAATAGAAATGTTGCGCTCAAACAACAAAATGCCATAAATAAATAATACAATATATTTGTTAAAACACTTATCACTTTATCACCTTCCTATCTACGTTTAATGCTGAATTGTCTATCGACTAACACAATACCACCAGGCACATGTGTTTTCTTTAAGCAATCATTAATAACATTTCCAACTCTAAAATTATCGTATGTTACATTTTGTTTTGCTCTTTCCGTCATACCAGCGCACTTAACATTCAAATAATAACAAACCCCTTCACGTATATAATATAAATTATCTTTGCGATCATTTTGACTTATATATTCTTGCTGATGTTCCACATAATCTTTATAAGATATTTCAATTTCTTCAACATAACTTTTAGCACCAATGAAATAAGACCGTGTAAACACAGATTCTAAACCCCAATATCCAAGTTCTTCATCATCAATGATATCTTTAATTGCGTCCGGAACTTGTGTACCAACTAGATGTATAGAATCTGTATCAATATATGCGACTCTATGTATACCAACCTTTTGTGCGGTACTAATTGTATATTTACGCGCATAAGCGGTAACGAATTCACCATAAGGTAGATAAATAGGGTCTCTAAATTGCTCATCAATAACCTCTTTGACCTCACCGTTTTCATATGTTGTAAACATAGGATCGTGCAAACGTAAAACTCCATTATCTTTATCAATAAAAGGAATTTTAGGTGTTACATTTGGGTTCGTTGCAAACTTCCCATATACCGAATTTAATTGTCTTTTTGCAATAAATCTTTGTGCCCCTTTAGAATTCTTTTTAATTTCCATTTGCTCATCGATAAACTGCCTTGCGATACCTATACAGCCTCTAAATTTATATCCATTAATAAATTCTACATCGTAAATATCATATTGTTCATTATATAACTGCCAGTCAACACTTGTGACAGTCATTCTCACGATATCACCGTTTGAGCTTTCAACATACTTTTTACTCCCAAAAAATCGACTAAACTTATCTAAACTAATACATGGTATATGGTCCTTTTTGATATCAAAAGCAAAACTAACAACACCAACCCATAACGGGTATTCATCATCCTGTTGATATTCACTCTCAAAATATATAGGCGTATCATACGGTAATAATTCATAATACATACGGCTTGGAAATAAAGAGTTTACATCGAATACAATCCCTGGTCCTATTTCTTTCTCTTTTAGTTCCGGATTTGACCATACGAAACCACCACTATAAGCTGGCCTTAAATCTGTATCCACATTCATTTCTAAAGGTGGGAATATCTTTTCAAAACTCATAGGCAATGTTTTCTTGAAAGCCTCAAAACTACAACTTGTAGCTGTCATTTTGTTAAATCCAAGCTTAAAACATTCGTTCAATGCCATGCCCTCAATATCAATATCATTAAATAGATAATCGACTTCATGCGGTGTTAACTTGTGTCCTACCTCACGTTTAGCCTTATAATCTAGTTTTAATTTTCGTATTGGTAAGTTAAAATCATGTGCGATCTTATCAATACTAAATGGAATTAATTTAAAGCTATCCCATATTGTGGTTTTCGTTGACCGATATATGGAATATTTCCACCATATCTCAATGGAATACCACAAACCTGTATTAGATATAATTGTTTTAAAACATCCGGTTTTGGGTTTGTCCGAATACTCGTATCCATTACTTAAAAGCCATGAAACAATAAACTCACCATCAAACGCTAAATTGTGAAAATATAATTTACGTGTTTTCTGTTTACACCATTCAATGAAACCGTCAATACTATTTCCACATTCTTTTACACTCGAATCTTCGACAAAACTTGCACCCCAAGCCCATACCCTACAGTCTAAAGGGTCGGTTGTAGTCTCAAAATCGCAAGCCCATATTTCTTTAGGCTCTTTTTTCTTTGACATGCTACAACCCCCTTTACATTATTCTTTGTATGTAACAATTCCATCTTTGACATAAGCACGTCCGGTAAATACAGCTAAACTATCTCTTACATCCGCCATATCTTCTCTTATAGCTTTACTTAATTGCTCGTTCACAAATTTTTGATTCTCTGTGTATTCACGGCTTAAATCCAGATATTTAAATGTGTTTATAGCTTTTCTCTCTTGATACAACCATTTCAATAATTCTTTATCTGATAATGATCTAATATCTTTTAAAATTTGTTGTCCTTCTTCCTCTGTTATATTGTGTCCTCGTATTTGTTTCTCTATAGCTGTTTTATAATTTTCTCTAAACGTAGTAATTTTCTTATTTTTATTCTTTGTATTCTCCTTTAAGCTTTCAATCCTATTTTGTAGCTGTTTAGGATATCTATATGATTGAATATTAACGTGATGGACTGGCTCGAAAAACCCGCCTCTATCATCTTTTAATACTGATAAAGCCTGTCGAACTGAAATATTTGTTGATATACCGCCTTTTGTTTCTTTCAAATTATTCAATCCAACACTACGAACTAATTTTTTTCTTTGTTTGTTCTGTTTATCCACTAACTTGTTAGCCTTTTCGATGTCGTTACGGTTAAATACAACACCATACCTATTTTTTATGTATCTGTTTTCTTTGTTGAATTTCTCAATTGATTTTAAATATTTGTTGAATTCCTTACGATCGTTAAAATCTTTTATAGAACGAATATCATTAAAAACAACATCCTGCCCCATGTTTTGCGCTTTTGTAGCAGTTCGTTTTGCGCTTGCTATAGCATTTCTTAACCGCTTGACATCATTAGAAGATTTTCGCATTTTAGCCAATTTAAACACCCCCTTTTAAGTCAAAAAATAAAAGGGTGTTTGGCTAACACCCTTAATTATTAGGCTATTTAACAGCCATGCTTAGATATTTGTTTGAACTTGAGTTTGATTTCTTTTGAATAATTGTTACACACACCGGTTGTTTTGTCCAATCGTAGTTAAATACCTGTTTTAACTGTTTTAACGACTGTAAGAAAGGTTTACTATTTGTTGCATATGCCTTGCCTTCTTTATCAATTACAGTAATTAATTTTGAACAGATAATTTCTCCAGTTTGCTCGTTTTCTTTTTCAACATCTTGAACAATGAAACCAGTTAGATATAAATCTTTTCCTACTTGATCACTTAAACCTTCCGCATTGTTTACCGCGTTGAATAAGTTAACACGTTGTTCATGGGTCATGTCCTCAGTCACAACTAAACCTGTATTTTCCATTGCCATTACTTCATTTGTTAAATTTTCCATATTAATTTTTTCTCCTTTTAATTTTAACATTGCTTTTTTCATTAATTTATTTCAAGTTGTTTAATTTTGTAGTAGCATAACAATACTTTACAACCTATACGCTTTTTAGTGAAGTCATAACACTTTAACATTTTACATTGCACACCTCCATTAATTCGTCATATTTCATATTTATTAGAACAAACCACATAACTAACATTATAATCATCATTATAATGAAATTTATGTATCTGTTTGACACCTTATAATACTTAAAATTACCTTTACAATGTTGGTAAATTTGATGTAAAGATAATACAACACAGATAAGCCAACTTGCAAGTATTAAATTATTGTAAATCATATCCGCGTCTCTCATTCTCTTTAATCATATCCTCAAGTGATACCACACCTTGCAAAACCTTACGTTTAAATAACGTCATAGTGTTATATCGAAACGAATAACTAGCTATTACACTCTTTGAATTTAATTTACGTATATCCATTCTTATTAAATGTCTACGCTGGTAAACTAAATGGAACCCAAGTTTATAGTCACATAAATACGTCTCTATAATATCAACAATTCTGTTAATATTATCCATAGTTAACTCACTTGGGTAATGATTGTGTTTATAAATTCTACTCATTCACAACACTCCTTTAAATAATTAGATAATTTATTTACATATAATACTAATTCAAGACATTCACCTCTATTGATGTAAACATCTTGTGTTGCAACAGTTGTAATTAAATCAAGTAGATTAGTACAACCATCACTAATTAATTCTAATTCACTTTTTCTTAACCCATACAATTTAGACCACTTAATAAAATTTTTAATGCCAATATAAATTCGTACTATTGTGCATTTATATTCTTCTTTTCTAGTCATTTCCTTGACCCTCCTTATTTGTACCCTAATTATAGCATATCTATTCTAGAATACAAGTGTTTTTGTAATTTCACATAATTCACTACG